TGGACAGTTATTGAATCTACAGCTTTTGGAGCAGATATAGTATTTCCATATTTTAGAAGTTTCCCAGAATTTATAGATTCTGATAGAATGTATAAACCATTTGATGTTCAAAGTGCATTAGAAGTCATTGAAAACGTTTTGGAATCGCCTAGAGTACATCCACAAATAGTTAATCGATCTGATTTAGGAAGACGAATGGAAGGATATATTGTCGCCAATGATTTTGATAAAGAAATTTGTGTTTGGCATGAAAAGGAATATTGTGAACATTTATTAGCAGAAGAATATAAAGGAGCACGTCAATACACATTACAATTATGAAAAAAGATTTAATATATTATCCATCATTAAGTGCCGGAGGATGCGCCGGAGACTTTAAAAAGAACAAAGAAATTAAACCAGGGCTCACTTGTAGGTTCTACGATAAGTCATTTCCAGAAAGATGGAGGCATCCATATTTTCTAATAACTGCAGGACATCATTATAAATGGATGGATGCAAGAGATAGGTATGGATTGGAAGATGATGTAGTAGTATTAGGAGATTCAGGAGGATTTCAATTAGCTACTGGTGCCATTAAATGGGACCCTAAATTTAAAGAAACTATTTTTCATTGGTTAGAAGCTAATTGTGATTTAGGAGTTAATTTAGATATACCACCTAGAGCAAAATATGATGGAAAATTTTATGAATGTCTAGATATTAGTTACGACAACTTTAAATATTTTGCTGAAAATCAATCCGGTAAATGTAAATTTTTAAATGTTATTCAAGGTAATAATGTAGAGGAATATGAAGCTTGGTATCAAAAGGTTAAAGATTTTGATTTTAATGGTTGGTGTATTGGAGGAGCTCAAAAACGTGTAACAATGTTTATGTCGGCTTTAGTTCCAATGATTATGAATAGAGAATTTGAAAAAAATAGAAATCAATATATACATATATTGGGTATTTCAAAAATATCAGATTTCTTTATATTAAGTTTCTTTCAAAAGATGATGAATAAATATTATGGAGGAAGAATCCAAATATCAACCGATTCATCATCGCCAGGTTTGTATCCTGTTTACGGAACTTATTTGCACTCAGCACAATTAAGTAAAATGACGTTTACAGATTTATATTTTCCAAAAGGAGAAGATCTTCCTTATACTGCAGAAGATTTAGTTCCAAATCCATTAGGACATCCAGTATCTGAAGGGTTTACATTTGGGGAAGTATCAACATATAAAGGTAATGTACCAATGAAGATGACATTGAATAATTTATTTGTATTTAATGAAACGGTAAAACAAGTAGAAGAACTTGTTCAATGTCATAATGAATTACTTAAAACAGTAGTTCCGAGAGATTTTTATGCGATATTAATGAGCATGGAAGAAATGTTTTTGAACCCAGATAAAGCAATTCACATCTATAATAAAAATAGACAGTTGTATGATAAGTTTGGTGGCAGCACGAGAGATTTAGTAAATAATCAAGTATTTAATCAGTTTTTTGAATAAAAGTAAATAATATGGAAAAGAAAAAATTAACCAGTTTTATAGATAAGTATCACTTAGCAGGTAATACAGAATCAGTAAAGGTCGAATGTAAAGATAATACATTGAATTGTAATTTTATAGCCAGCGACCAAAATGTAGTAGGTAAAGTAAGTATGAATGGTTTCAATGTAAAGGATTGTGAGTTAGGAATTTATGCCACTTCACAATTAGTTAAACTGTTGACAGCACTAGATAGTAACGTCGAAATTGCAGTTAACAGTACAGGAGGTACTACTTATTCAATTAATTTAAGTGATACAAATAAGACCGAATGTATTTTTATGTTAGCTGATATGTCAGTAATACAACAGGTACCTCAAATGAAACAATTACCCGACTTTAATGTAAAGATAAAATTAACAAGCGACTTTACAGAAAAATTTGTTAAGTCTAAAAATGCATTACCAGATGCAGAAAATTTTGCTGTAAGAGAGGATGCTTTAGGTACTGAAATTATATTAAATTATTCAAGTTTAAATACAAATAGAATTACATTTGATGTTTCATCAGAGTCGACAGCAGATAATGAATTATCACCTATTTGTTTCTCAGCCAATTTATTTAAAGAAATCTTGTTAGCTAATAAAGATGCAACAGAAGGGTACTTAGAAGTGAGTCAGGCTGGTTTGGCCAGAGTAACATTTATAGGACCTGATTATTTATCAAATTATTTCTTAGTTCAACTACAAAGCGCATAACATGTTTGGAAATCAAGAACATACATTATGGGTTGAAAAATATCGACCTGGAACATTAGATGGATATGTTGGTAACGCAACTATCATTGAAAAAGTTAAAATTTATTTAGAGAATGGTGACGTACCACATTTATTATTTTATGGACAAGCTGGAACGGGTAAAACGACATTAGCAAAAATAATTGCTAATAATGTAGATGCTGATATAATGTATATCAATGCCAGTGATGAAAATAATATTGAGACGGTACGAACTAAAATTAAAAATTTTGCAAGTACAATTGCATTTAAACAATGGAAGATTGTTATATTAGACGAGGCAGATTATATGACACCAAATGGACAAGCTGCTTTAAGGAATTTAATGGAGACATTTTCTAAAACTACAAGATTTATATTGACATGTAATTATGTTGAAAAAATAATTGACCCAATACAAAGTAGGTGTCAGACATTTGGCATTACACCACCATCAAAAACAGATGTGGCAAAACGCATGGTTGAAATATTGGATACAGAAAAAATTGTATATGATAAAGTTAACTTGGTTACTTTAATAAACAGTGGATATCCAGATATTAGAAGAATACTTAATTCATGTCAACGGCAAATTGTTGATAATGAGCTCGTAATTGATAAACAGAGTTTGGTTGAAGCTAATTATATGACAAAATTAGTAGATATATTAGTAACCGATGTCAGTAAAAAAGATGCATTTCAACAAATACGAAAATTAATAGCAGATTCAAAAGTTAGAGATTTTAATGCACTATATAAATTTTTGTTTGATGAAATAGATATTTATGCAAAAGGTCATATTGCAAGTGTTATTTTAATTTTAGCGGAAACACAATACCAAGATACTTTTGCAGTAGACAAAGAACTACATTCCATGGCAATGTTAGTAAAATTAATTAATGAAATAAAACAATAATATAAAAAGGATTAAAATGGGAAAAATACGATCACTAGGTGATAATTCAAAAGAGCAACAACAACCTCAATCAATCAATTTAAAAGCTGATGATTTAGATGATATAGTTTGTGAAAATTGTGATGGACAAATTTTTAGAGAAGCTAGTATGTTTAAACGATTATCAGCACTATTATCACCAACCGGCAAAGAACAAATTGTTCCAATTCCGATTTTTAGGTGTGATGATTGTGGACATATAAATGAAGCATTCTTACCAAAAAGTTTAAAAGATAAAAATAAATGATAAAGCCGGCTACTATTTTTGATCACATAGCTAATATTACTTATAAGAAAGTCCCTTGGGATAAATTATCTGACCTCGATCAAAAATCATTTCAACCATATATTATTAATCGCTGGTTATCAATGAACATGGGATTGATCGAAATAATTAATTTATTTCAACAATATACAATCGGCCCATTATCAAAGAAACATGTTTATCAATTATATTATGATATACTTCCAGCTAAGAAAATGTTTTCAAAATATATTAAAGGACACAAGGTTGATAAGTATAAACCAGAACTTGTAGAGTTCATTAGACGAACTCATATGATAAGTAAAAGAGAGGCAAATCAATATTTAGATATGTTTTTTACGTCTGGCAACAAAGGAAAAGAATTTTTAAAGGATTTACTAAAGTTATATGGTAAATCGGATAAAGAAATAAAAGGAATCTTAAAATGACAGTAATTAAAGAAGGCCCAAAAAAAATAAAATTTACAGAGAAGGAAGCATCTCCAAACCCGGCATCTCCAGAGGCATTTATAACATGGCTTACTGGATTTGTAGAAGCAATAGAGAGTGGCCACCCTAACGGCCACCCTACTCAAGACCAATGGAATATCATAGTAAATAAGATACCACAAATAAAATAATTATGAATAAATTTTTAAAATATAGTGTAGTAGAACCCAAAGAAGGAGATAAACGAATATCATATTCACAGTTTGCAATGTATTCGTCTTGTCCTAAACATTGGGAATTAGCTTATGCAAAAGGATTAAGAACATTTTCTCAAAGTATACACACTATTTTTGGCACAGCATTCCATGAAACATTACAGACATATATATCAACTATGTATAAAGATTCAGTTAAAGCAGCTGATGAATTAGATTTACATAAACTCTTACGAGATAATATGGCTTCCGTATATAAAAAGGCCATAGATGAAACGAAAGAACATTTTTCTACTAAATTTGAATTGGGTGAGTTTTATAATGATGGTGTAGCAATTTTGGATTGGTTCAAGAGCCACCGCGGTGCATATTTTAGTAAAAAAGGATATGAACTAGTCGGAATAGAAATGCCATTATATACCCAAGCTGTTGATGGAAATAAAGATATTAAAATGTTAGCTTATTTAGATATNGTTTTACGAGATACAGTATTTAATAAAATTGAAATAATTGATATTAAAACGTCTACCCGAGGTTGGAATAAATGGCAAAAAGCAGATAAAATAAAATCATCTCAGTTAGTTTTGTATAAAGAATATTTTGCTAAACAATATGGGTTTAGTGCAGATATGATTGATATAAAATATTTAATTGTAAAACGAAAGTTATTTGATGGAGCAATGTTTCCACAAAAAAGAGTACAAGAATTTATTCCGGCATCCGGCAAACCAACTAGGAACAAATTATTAAAAGAAATTAATGAATTTATTAATGTAGGATTTAAAGATGATGGATCGTATAATTTAGATAATAAATATCTAGCCGTTCCTGGTAAGAACAATAAGAGTTGTAAGTTTTGTGAATTTAAAGATAACCAAGATTTATGTCCAAAAGAAAATAGAATTAGAGAATGAAAGTTGCGATTATAGGTTCTCGAGAATGGGAAAACAAACGGAAGGTAAAAGAATTGTTTACAAATTTAAAGAATAAATTTGGAGACAAATTAACAATAATATCAGGTGGATGTCCTAACGGAGCAGATAGATATGCTAAGAAATTTGCTTTAGAGTTTGATATTAAATATCAAGAATTTAATCCGGCACATACACCTAGAAATTTGTATTCAATGATGTCAGAAAATTATTATGGAAAGGTATATCATGTATCACAATTCCATCATAGAAATATGTTGATTGCTAAGGCCTGTGATGTAATGTGTGCTTTAATACCAAAAGGACATAAAAGTAAAGGATCAGAAAGTGCAATTAAAGCAGCTAAAAAATTAAAGAAACCAATAGTAATAATTAATTAAAAAATATGGAAATAACTGATAGAATATCTATTAACAAATATGTTAAGAAAGTACAAAAATTAAACCCTAAAATTAGTTATTGTAATGCTTATAAAATAGCACATGAAGAATTTACTAATTATAAAAAATTACGGGAAGCCGGTTATAGTGATACTAACGCAAAACGGTTGAGTGCTAGTATACGATATGGGATTTATTTATGAAAAAAATATT